TAGAGTAAAAGCTTATAGAAATTTGGGTTGGAAAGAAGAAGTTTTAGAAAGTGAGTTTTGGGCACTTCGTTTAGAATATTACAAAGATTCAGGGTTTATTAATAAAAATTTAAAAGATGAATCGTTAGATATTAGATCATCTGCATTAGAATATTTTAACAATCTAGGTAATTTAATTGGTAGATCCTTAAAAGAAAGTAATTATATGATTAGTGAAGAAGAAGGTAAACTGTGTGAATTAAATAATATTAAAATTAATAAAGAATTGGTGATAAAGTGATAGATTTAAACAGATACAGAAAGATGTTAGAAGAAGGATTTACAAAGAAAGAAGCTCTGGGAATTATAAATGGTGATCTTACTGAAGATTGTATATTCGAAGAAGCTTTTAAACAGGCTGAAATATGTGATGTGTTAGAGACGTTAGAACGTGCAACAATTGACGGTAAGTTGATATCACTACAATTAACAGCATTATATGCAGAATCCGATGAAAATGGTGATAACATGCTAACTGAAGTAGATACTACGATAGTTAATAGTGTTGATGATGACATACTTGAAATAATTAAACTAGGAGTTGATTCGCAGTATAAAGATTTCTATGAGTACTATAATAAAATAGTTAAAGGTGAGGATGATAATGAGTAATGAAATAATTAAGATAAATGAAACTACAGTACTTGAAGCATTTACTAACAATGATGGTCTTGAAGTAGTTATTGAAGAAGCTAAGAATGTTGTTAATGATTTTGAACATGATATGAAGAATGGTGCAAGTCGTCAAAGAACTGCAAGTTTAGCTCAGAAAGTACGTACATTAAAGACTAGACTTGATGGTATGGGTAAAGATTTAACATCAGATTGGGCTAAAAAGAAGAAAGCTGTTGATGCTAATCGTAAGTCAATGAGAGAAGCTCTTGATGATTTATCTAAAGAAGCCAGAAAGCCTTTGACTGATTGGGAAGACGCTGAGAAATTGAAAGCAGCACAAATTGAAGCCGAAAAACTTAAAGCACAAGTAGAGAGTGATCATGAAATAGCACTACTCATGGATAAGGAAGTTGATCGATTAAGAGAAGAAGCAAAACAAGCTGAATTGAAAAGGATTGAAAAAGAAAAAAAGGAAAGAGAAGATAAGATACGTAAAGAAGTTGAAGAAGCTGCACAAGCTAAGATTAAATCAGATATGGAAAAGATTCAGAAGGAAAAGGAAGAAGCCATTAAGAAAAGTGAAGAAGCTGCTAAAGAGTTAATTGCTCAGAAAAAAAAGGAAGAAAAGGACAAAGCTGCTGCAATTATTGCTCAGGAAAAGGCCGTTAAAGACGCAGAAGATAAAGCAATAGCTGAAATGGAGCAAAAGAAGAGGGATGATGAAGAAGCTGTTAAAAAACGTGAGAAGGATCGTAAACATGCTGGTAATATCATGAAACAAACGAAAGAAAGTTTAATGGAACATGCAAATCTAAGTGAAGAATCAGCTAAATTGGTTGTACTTGCTATAAAAAGTGGAAGTATTGCAAATGTTGATATAAACTTCTGATAATAACTTGACATATTATATAAAGATGTTAAAGTTATAATAAGCAAGACAATTAGTGGTTAAGTTTAGAGTTTAAAATTGGTTGGTAAATTTAGTGGGGTAGGAAATTGTATAGGCATCTAAATGGTGCCTTAACAATCAAAATAAATAATAAAAGGGTGATATATGTTTGGATTTAGTTTAATGGAAATAGTTATTGTAATAAGTTTAGCATGTAATGTCAGTTGTTTATGGAATCATGTTAAAAAAGTTCTCTTTGTAAGTAAAATAAAGGTATCATTTGAAGATGTAATTGAAGAATTAGAAAAATCAATGAAGACTGATGAAGATATGCTGAGAATAATTAGAAAAGATGGTAAAGATAAATTTATAGAGATGAGTATCCAAGAGATTAATAAACAATTTGAGTCAGTTGGAATAGAAAAATTTGAGGTTAAAGATGATTAGTATAAAAGAAAGAATGGACAGTGATGATTTATTTGTAAGATTAGAGGTTTATGAAGAATCTGGATTTTTAGATACGTCTTATCCCTCTGGAATTAGCTCATATGAAATTTATAATGATCCTAAAAATGACGAAGGAACTAGACAATATATTTTGGAAGAGTTTCAAGGTGTTGATAATCAGATTAATGCATTTATCATGCGTATGAATAAAATATTATGTAGAAATATTGCAGAAACTGATTTTTATATCAGTCGTGAAGAAGGTAAAACATTAGAAAAAGAGAATATTCAATATAAAGAAGTGTTAAAATTTAAGGAGGATAAATAATGAGTGAATTAAAATTAGCAAAAAAAGGAACATATGACAAAGTAAAGTCGTATATGCAGATGAAAAACATATCTCTGTATACAATTACACCAGCTGAAGTTGAAAGATTAGATAAAAAGTTTAAGTTTAAGTCTTTATTTCATAAAAGTAATGAACTATCACTACATGATATTGGTGAATTTAAGACAAATGTACATGATTTTATAAAAGAATCAACAGCTTTTGATGATGTATCCATCGAAACTGGTAGAATTGGTAATAAAGAAATAAAATTATTAACATTCAGAGCACAAGATTTAAATGGTAATGTTAACTTTACATCAAATAACTTTGTAGATGAAGTATTAAAAGCATTTGCTGAATCTTTAAAGGATGTTGATGGTAAATCGGTAAGACTAACCAAAACAAATCAGAAAATCTTCCTGGACAAGGACTTTAAATTCGATTGGTGTAAGTTTGATGAGCATAAATTCGGATCTCTCTACCTATATACCAGATGTAAAGCATGCCTACCTATGTGGAACCCAAGTTATATTAAGTTCACTGATGAAGGTTATGATAAATTAAAGAAAGGTATGGAAGTTGAGTATGTTATACCGCTTGTAATGAATAATGAAGAAGGTGAGAAATAATGGCTAAATTCGGAAAGAAAAGTAAAAGTAAGTTAGTAGATGCTGATCCAAGGATTCAAGAAATATTAAATAAGGCTATTGAGTTTTATGATTTTACTATCCTTGAGACTCATCGAACTAACGAAAGACAGGATGAGTTGTATAAAGCCGGTAAAAGCAAGGTTAAGGCTGGTAAGTCTAAGCACAATACATTTCCAAGTAAAGCTGTTGATATTGCTCCATATCCTATAGATTGGAATGATTTAAATCGTTTTGTATATTTAGCTGGAATTATTGAAGCTGTTTCATTTGAATTAGGATATAAAATCAGATGGGGTGGGAATTGGGACATGGATGGGAAAATAATTAATGATCAATCTTTTGATGATCTACCACATTTCGAGATTATTTGACAGCTTTTATCGTCACATATCTTTGATATTGACAGGCTTTATATAATATGATAAAATGTACTAAAGAATAGAAATAAGGTACGATATATGAAAAAGTTATTAAATATAGTTAAACATCTAGGCATTATATTATTTGTAGTAACCTTTACAGTTATAAGTATGGGTCTTATGCCTCTTCAAATGGAAAGAACAACTCTGACAAATGGTAAAGATAAGATTGTATTTCAAAATATGATACATATGGGCAACCAATCATTCTACAGTAAAGTAGGAAATGACATGAAAAGCTATAATAAGGAAGGTTATACTGTATTAAATGAAGGTGTTGAAGGCGTTACTGAAGAGAAGGCTAATGAATTATCAGAAGTCACCGGAATAGACTTGTCAGCACGTGAACTACTAATAGATAATACAGATGGAATTGTTGAACAAAACTTACCAATGATAGGTAGAAGGTCTGATATTCATATAGATGAATTGATAAAGGATATTAAATCCAGTGGTAAAACAGCAGAAAAAGTTGAAGTAGCAGATCTATCATACATAACTGAAGCAACTGCTGAGAATAAATCATTCAGATCATCTGTAGTTAAAATGTTTTTCAGGTTTGGTATTAGATTAAATGCTGCACTTAACTCATTTGGGTTTAATCCATTCGTACCAGAACATATCAACGAATCAATCATAGATAAAAGAAATGATAAACTAATAAGTGATATTGAGTCTTGTGGTTGTGATATTTACGTTCAGTATGGTGCAGCTCATTTTCCTGATTTTTATGAAAAGATGTATAAGAAGGGGTGGAGAAAAGTTGGAACAGTATATTATGAGGCGTTTTAATGAATAAATTAGAATTAAAAAACAAACTATCAATTATTAATTCACGATATAAAAAAGCTGGAATAACCCAGTCAATGATGAAATTATCTATCGAAAAATATATCAGTGATTATTTACTTACTCGGAAAACATGGTATTATGAAATAAGAAATAGCTTTGGTCATACAAGGATGATGGACGAAATAAATAATGACAAGCAATTCTTATTAAACCTATTGGAGAACATTTTTGGCAAAGACACTGATATCGTTAGAAGCATACATAAAAAAAAGAATGGAATCAGGAGAGGAAATAAGGGTAGATGATTTAGCTGATGATTATATCAGAAAGAATGACATACACTACTTTGCAATAGGCGATGCATTTGGAAGACAAGAATTTTATAGAACAATGAGACTGGATAGAATACATCTGGTTAAGTTAATAGAAGATTTTAAGAAGAAATACAGCTAAATGTAACATCAGTGTAAATCCTACAGTAATAATCATATCTACGTATAGCAGAAACAGGGTCTCCTATCTTTTCACAGCATGTTTTTCCTTCATTATTTGTATATTGTATTATGTACATGACCCTATTATACCATTTATATTGTAAAAAGTCCAATTGATATAAACCATATTGTATATAGTTATTGACTTTATTATATAAAGTGTTATAATATTACAAGTTCCAACGATTTAGGTCTAGGACAAATCAAATAAATAAAATCACTAGGTGGTACAAGAATGGATATTAATGAAATAATGAATGACTCAGAAATGAGTTCAGAAGATAAAGTAGCAAAGATTAACGAATGGAAGAATAACGCTGTTAACACTGAAGTTGACGGGCTTAAAAATAAAAATACTGAAGTAATCGGGACTAACAAGACTTTAAAAGAGAAGTTAGAAGCAATGGAAGGTAAATTTGGCGGTGTTGACGTAGATAAGTATAATAACTTAATGGGTCAAATGGCTAATGATGAAGTTGCTAAGTTATTTTCTGAAGGTAAAGTAGACGAAGCAAAGAACATGATCAGACAATCTGTTGATGGTGAATATCAAGAAGCTATTAACGGTCATAAAACAGAAATTCAACAATTGCAGGAAAATTTACAAAAAGCTGTAGGACGTGAACAGTCTTATAAACTTTCAACTGAGTTATCTGCTGCTATATCTAAAGTTGAATCATTCATCCCATCTGCATTAGGCGATGCACAAGCTGCAATATCTAATTATTTCACTTTTGACGACAATGGTAACTTAACTCATAAAGAAGGGTTAAAAGATTCTGACGGAAATGCAGTATCTGTAGAGCATTGGTTAAAATCAATGTCAAAAGACAAACCACATTGGTTCTCAGGTAAATCTGGAAGTGGCATGACTCCTGGTTCAGCTGGTTCTTCTGGCGTTTATGATGCTGAGTATGCAAAAGAATTGATTGCTGCTGGTAAATTCGAAGAATATAATAAATTGATGTCTGAAGGTAAGTTCGGCAAGTAATCCAATCCCTGTAGATATGAGGGGGGGAAAATATTGAGTCACTTTTTAGTGGCTCTTTTTTTTTGTGGATTGTTTCAATTCACAGGTTTTTTTTCATATAATATTGACAATGATATAAGTTATGGTATACTATTCTTATAATTATGTAAAATTTGTGGTTAGGCCACTTACTCTTTACAAAAAAATTCCTCGTGCTAGGCACACCAAACGCTATAATTGATCAGGTCAGTTTACATAGCAAAAAATAGATAAAAAACAAATTAATTAAACTAAATAGGTAAATATAATGGCTAACTCATTTATAACTCCATCTATTGTTGCTGCTGAAAGCTTACGTCACTTACGAGAAAAAATCGTTATGGCATCTTTAGTACACACTGGATATTCAAGCGAATTTTCTGGAAAAGTTGGTGATACTATCACTATTTCTTCTCCTGCAACTTACGTTGCTAACGATTTCACTTCTTCTATCTCTATTCAAGATATGAATGAAGGTTCTGTGCAAATCACAATCGATCAACATAAAGACGTTTCTGTAAACGTTACAACTAAGCAAAAGCAATTAGAATTAAGCAAATTCAACGAACTTCACGTTGTTGGTGTAGTTTCTGCATTAGCTGAAGCTGTTGAACTTGATCTTTTAGATCAGGCTAAGAACGTTTCTAACCACATAACTGGTTATACTGGTTCTCCTTCTTCTATAGCTGATATTGCTTTAATCGAAGCTAAAGCTTTCGAACAAAAATTCCCAGCTGGCGGATCTAACGTAATGTTATCTACTACTACTTACGCTCAAACAATTGGTGCTGTTTCTGAAATGACACATGCTGATAAGAGAGCTGACGGTGGAGCTGCATTAAACAATGCTGAAATTGGTAGCTTTATGGGATTAAACTTCTTCAAATCTAACATGGTTCCTGTAAAGGCAACTGGTGGAACATTTGACGGAACTGGTGATGTTAACGGAGCAATCGCTAAAGGCGGAACTTCTTTAGTAATCGACGGTGCAACTGATACTCAAACTATCGTTATCGGTGATATCCTTGACTTAACTAACTCTGGTGGTGATGTTGTTTCTGTAGTTGCAACTTCTGCTGGAACTGTAAGTTCAAACACAGTAACTGTTACTATCGCTCCTGCACCTGCTGCAATCGAAGATGACGCTACTATCTCTGATATATTCGACGTAGCTTACAACTTGTTATTCAACCGAGGCGCTATTGCTCTTGCAACTGTTGCTCTTGAATTACCTGCTGGTAAAGAAGCTGGATTCATGGTTGATCCTGAGTCAAACTTATCAATTCGAGTTGTTGAAGATTACTCTTTAACTGACAAGAAAACAGTTTGGTCTTTCGACATGATGTATGGTACTAAATTAATCGATCACAACTTGGCTTGTCGAGTAGACGGTTAATCGTTAAATAATAATAATTTGGGGAGTTTATCTCCCCTTTTTATTTACCAAATTTTTAGAGGGTACTATGTGTAAACAAACTGACAATATAAATAAACTAGAAAAAATACTTGATTCCATGAATAAAAGGTCTCTTGAAATAAATGAATTATTAAAAGCTAAGGTTAAAAATGATGGAACAAAAATTAGAGAAGGTTCTAGAAAAAGTAATAGAACTGGACAAGCACTTAGTTCAGATTGATAGTAAAATCCTTTCAATCGCTGATAAATATGATGATCTTGGTGATGATAATAATTCAATAAAAGAAGATTTAAAGGCAATCACTAAAGAATTGAATGAATATCATATTGAATTAGTTAGAATGAAAGCTGCTATTGAAAAGAATGAAGAAGAACGAAAGAGTAATGCTAAATTGAAGTGGTTTGCTGGTACTAGTATATTTGCTCTATGTATTAAAGCGCTTTGGGAAGTAATTACTAAATAATATATTAGGTCAGGTTAATACTTGACTTTATTTTTAATGATGATATTATATAAAGATAACAAAGAGATGGATAATGGCTGAAATAACTGCAAAAGAAAGAATGATCTTTCATCAAATATTATTAGATGGTCAAGCTATTCGTATAGCTGAAACACTTGGTAAATTAATTAATAAACTATTCCCAGAACTAAGATTAACAGCTTCTCAGGAAGATAAAGTAACACGTTCTATAATTCCTAAATTAAATAAAAGAATTGACACTTCATTTGAAGATATGGAAGCATTATTAATTAAAGAATTGGAACCTTTATTAGAATATGAAAGCGAATTCCAAGCAGATATATTGAAGGAAGGCGGATTTCCTGCGAAGGAGATAGCTGCTGCTGCTATTTTAGCTTTAATGTTGAAGAAAGAGGTACGTGGTGAAACTTTAGAGAACAGCGTTAAATCAATTAAAGTAAATCTTAAGAACGAAGTTAAGAGAAGTTTGAGAGTTGCTATTGCTGAAGGTGCTTCTACTGAAGATATAAATCTTATAATGAAAAATGCTGTTAGTAAGGCTAGTGGTAGAACTAAAAATCTAACTAAAACCATTGTAAACTCGGCTACTAATGATGTTGCTGAAGAGCTTTATAAGAAGAATGGTATTAAATTTGTAAGATATACAGCTGTACTTGATGGAGCAACTACCGATATTTGTAGAGAATTAAATAATCAGATATTTCCTATTGGTTCTGGGCCAAGACCTCCGCAACATTACAACTGTAGATCATTTATAGTTCCTGTAGCTGATGTTGATATGTTTGAAAATGTTAGTTATTCATCTTTCTTAACAACTATGAATGATACAAGATTGAAGAAAAGTGATAAAGGTAAGTTTGTACAAAATGAAGAATTTGTAACATCTTTGTCTAAAATGAAAAAAGAAGATAATAAACTAAAGAGTTAAAATGATCACATTAAATAAAAAACAGAAAAAGTTTGTAAAATCAAACAAAAAACAACTTATGGTATCTGGATTAAGAGGTGCAGGTTCTACAACAGCATTACTACTTTCGTTTATTGATTTTGTTGATAAAGGATATGGAGATAAATTTAAAGGTATTATATTTAAACACCATTATAATGCATTAGGTGATTTAATTAAAATGAGTAAAAAAATTGTATGGGATAAATGGCCAGATGCAAAATTCCACCACAGTAGAAATAATAACTGTAAATGGGTATTCCCTGATGGTGAAGAATTGATATTTGGAGGCATTCATGATGAAGAACATTATAATAAATACTATCATGGTCAAGAATATAATTTTATAGGAATTGATAGTGCAGAGGTTTTTGAACCACAAATTCTCGAATTAATAAAAAGCATAGCAAGAGGCTCATCTTTATTTAGAATATCTGCACATCCTTATGGAATTGGAAGAGACTGGTTAAAAGAAAATTTTGTAGAAAAAGAGAATTTCATACATTTAAAATTTAGTAAAAATCCAGGAATAGATCACATTCCTTATGCAGAGCAATTTGCTGAACTTAAAAGAAGTAATAGTAATTTCTATAAAAACTACCCAAAATTATAATCAATAGCCTGTCGATGCTGCAAGGTATCGACAAGCTTGACTAATATACTCGTTATGGTATAATATAGTAATAATGAATTTTTAAAATAGGTATGTTAAATGGCTGAATGGTTAAATAAAGCAGATGTAGTTGATGCATATGGTTCAGACTCACTTCCATTAGATGATGCTGGTGCTGAAAATGATCAATATATTGATAGATCTATCGTTAGTTCTAGAATGTTAATTGAAGGTTATTTGCGTAAAGCAAATTTAATACCTCTTGACTCTGCTGGTGCTGAAATAGATTTACAAACACAATCACCATCAACTGTCCTATTTTTAAGAGAAATAAATTTATCAATTGTTAATTACTATATGTCTGATGGTGTTAACTCTATGACAGAAGAAATACGAAAAAGATATGAAGATGCTATTAAACTATTAGAAGATATTGTAAAAGGTAAAATTTCACCTCCAATTGACTTTTCTTTGGATGATCAAGTTTCTAAATCTGGAACTCGTAACATAACGCTTACAAGAGCTTAATATGATAACTATTAAAACAGTTGGATTAGAAGAAGTGCTTGGTAATTTCAAGAAATTGAAAGAAAATATTAATGACATGAAAGAGCCTTTGGGCAAAGTTGGTAAAAAATTTAAAAGTAATGTAGATAAAAGTTTTGAAACTTCAACTGATCCATATGGTAAAAAATGGAAAGATGTATTAGATGTAACACTTGAAAGGCGACAAGTAAATAAACAAGACACACGCCCATTATTAGATACATTGTTGTTAAAGAATAGTGTTAAATCTTCTTCATTTAAGAGTAAGGCAAAGTTATTCACAAGTGTTGACTATGCAGAAGAACACAATGACGGTTTAAAAGGTCAAGATCAAAGAACTTTTATTCCTATGAATGAGTTACCAGACAAATGGTTTAATCAGGCTCATTTAGAAATAAGCAAACATTTATTAGGGTCCTTTGAATAATGGCTAGAACAACAACAAATTTAAATAGTTACATACAAGAATTGACAGATGGGATCAACGGTTTATCTTCCATCTCAGATTGTCAAATCTATGGTGGAGAGTTTGATTCGGATGAAGATGATTCTTTAGTTAAAATGCGTTTCGTAAAAGATAAAGCTTTAGCATTTGTAACATTTTCAGGTGGCCCTTTAATAAATGGGCATGATAATAAAATGCAGATTGGTAATAGAAGTGGTAGTATAGAAGGTAGTTTTAAGTTTGGTATATTTATATGTGCAAGTGATGACCGCAGAGATTTATCTCATAGTCGTACAGCAACAACAGCTGTGCAACAAGTATCAGAGTTTTTAGTTAATAATAGATTCGAAACTCTCGGTACAATAGGTTTTAACCCAGTTCCTGGTGAACTAGCTCAATTGAGTAATTCAATCAGAAAGGGTAAACGATATTCAACGTTTGTATTTACTTATGAACAGCGAATGGTACTTGCAAGTACACAGGTATAAATAAAAAACAAAGTTAATTAACTAATAGGTAAAAAAAATGGCTGTAAATGTAAATTCAAACTATAAAGCAGATGACGGATCTAGATCTTTTATCTCCGGTGGAACTTTAAGTTTCGCAACTATAAACGCATCAACTGATGTAGTAGAAAGTGGATATGATTCCATGGGATACTGTGCTTCTGTTGACATCTCTTTCGAGACAACTAAAGCTGAAAACGTTTCTTCTCTTTATGGAGCTAAAGAAATCGTTGCAACTGTTGTAACAGATAAAACTGGTACAATCAACATCACTCTTAACGATTATCAAAAATCAAACTTAGCAAATGCGCTATACGGTTCTGTAACTGATAACGTAGCTGCTGCTGCTGAAGCAGAAAGTATTGTTGCAAAGTTAGATAGACACGTTCCTCTTGCAGGATTCGTAGA